GTTTAAATCACTTACGTAGGACGTTTTCTGTTAGCCACTCTGCCACACTAGCTCTTGTGACTTCTAATTCATCTTTTACATCAGAAGCATCTACGAGAGTGGCTTCTGTTGAGTTTACTTCTTGGAAGAGTTCTTCAGTAACTTCTGTTTCAGTTTCTGAGGCGACTACTTCTGCCTTGGGGTTTGTGCTTTCGTTCTTTTCATCTTTTGAAAGATTTTCCTTAAACTCAACCTTCTTTGCCATTTTTTTCTTGTACATGGCAACGATGGCTTCGAAAGCTTCGTCCTCAAGCGCGTCGTAAAGTGTTAATGAGTCTTCTGCTTCTGTTTCTTCAAAACCAGATGACATTAACTTTTCTTTACGGTTACGATTCTTTTCTTTTGTTTTCATATCTTTGACTGCGGCTGAAAGTTCAGAAAGCTCTTTGTCCTTACTGGCTAGAGTTTCTTCAAGATTCGCTACCTTATCTTCAAAAGCTTTGATAGCTGTGTCTCTTTCAGCAAGACTTGTTTCTAGAACAGAAACCTTTTCCGCATATTCTTTTTCAAGAGTATCAGTTGAGATTTCAGTCTTTGTTTCCTCTTGCGAAGAAGCTACCTCACCACCTTGTAGATCGGCTAGCTGCTTCTCTAAGTTAGTATCTGACATATTATTATCTCCTTTAGAAACGTTTAAAATACTAGACTCTTCTTTTACAGAGAAAGCCTTGCTAGAATCAAGGATAACACTTCTTGGGTTAGCGGGTTTAGAAACTAAACCTTTACCAGAGAAAGCAATATCCCTTAATGATCTACCAATTTTATAGCCTTCATACTCTCCTGTACCACCGTATGCTCTTAAGTGCTTTGTTAAAAACGCAGACTCTTCGCTACGTGTGATTAAACGTGAATTACCACTTTGATCTTGTACTGCATAATCGAAACCGGCAAATAGACATTCCATAGAAACGAACCATTTGCCCTGTTCAATTTCTGATATAATTTTCTGCATCCTGTCTCTGTTTTCTGGATGAGTCCAGCTATTGTATATGACAGCTTCTGTGATAATATCGAATTGACTTGGAACATCATTCTCTGTCGCGTCGATTTTTTCACCATTTCTGTCAACTACATAACTTCCAGTAATATGACCTATTATATCGTTCTCATTATGCATGAAGTTGAATTGTTTGTCTTCGGGCGTGTTTCTAGCAGCCCAAGTTTGTCCTGCATCAAAAACATCGTCATTCTTATTCCAACCAGTAGAAACTAGTACAGATTTAATGTAATATAAGTCTACTTGATTGGGGTTACTTGATGCTTTTACCATGTCGATAATATCGCGCGACATACTTTGCGCAGCTTTATCATCAACACGATTTACCAATACCGCAGGAGCGCAATAAGCAATGCTTGCTTGCGACTTGATGCGTTCAGATAAACCGTCTAATAATTCTTGTTTATATACTTTCATATGTTTAGCCTCTCAAAATTAATATACACAAAAAGCTATTAAGTGTTTAAATAGCAGCATTTTGCTGTATAAATAGCCCAATAATATTTCGTCTATATTTGTCTATACTCATAGTATCTAGACTAATATCATCATGGACTAAAGCATCTTTGAAAACTTTTGGTGTGGTGTGTTTAGAGGCCAAAACCTTGTGGATAGATTGAGTATCCACTTTAGATAAAAGATCAATATTTGTTAGAACATCAAGCTTTAATTGTTCTAAATCATTTACCTCTGCCTTGGTTAACTGTCTGAGATTCTTTTTATTTTTATGACTTAAAAATGCATTATTTAATACGTCCGATATATTATCCCAAGCTTCTTCTGCCCATACTACTAATTCAGCAACTCCCGGTTTAGATTTAGGTTTATCCACCCTTTTCTTTCTAGGATCAGTATCTTGAGAAAGTGGCGGTCGCCCATTTGGATTAGATGGTTTGGGTGACTGTGGTGCGCCGCCACCAAGAGGGCTAGGACTTTTGGGTTGGATTAGTAGGTCTTTTGGAACACTAGACTTAATACCAACATCAGAGGGTAATACTTTTCCACTTTGTAAAGCAATCTTCTCCAAGTTTTCTTTATGTTGTGGAGTATGGAAAGGTGAGGCTTTGTGTGGATTCTTTTCATCAGCCCTATCTGCAACTTCTCTCTGAAGTCTAATCTTCTCAATTTGAGGAATTTCTTTGAATCTTTGCAAGAGTGTTTCTTGACTAATGATATCTCTATCAGCAAGCTGTATTAGTAGATTCTTTTCTGCCGCTTCGTCAGATAGGCTCATTTGATCAAACTGTACAAACGCTTTATGCCTAAAGCCCATAGCCTGTCTAACAATTTCAATTTCTTTTTCCCAAAACTTTGTTAGCAAGTCTCGACCATACTGTAGTCTTTCAACAAGAGTCTTAAGTGAAATAAAGTTATTTGTAAAACCACCGCCATTGGTTGCCATGCCAGTGAGAGTTGGTGGAACTCCTAGACCGGCATATATACTATTAAGAACAGCTGTATATTTTTCTGATCCTAAGAACTTATAAACTTCACTACTTGATTCTTTGAATGATAGTTCTGGACCCCAAACTAGTTCCATAGTGCCACCACCCACATTGCTAGCTAAAACGTCACGTAGCTTATTAATAGCAGCTTTATTTGGCAAAATCTTATATTCCAGATTACCAAGTGTCCAAAGTCTAATATTAGAAATGGCACCATCTAGTGCTGAAAGATCAGCAAGTCTCATTTTTTCCAACATGATAATATCATCAAGAATAGCATAAATCATGGGGTTTGCCCACTGCTGCCAATCGTCTTTCTTGTAGTGAAAAACACTAACCCTGTCAGTATCAAGCAGAACATCTTTTTTACCACTTTTTAAAGACTGTTTGATATTCTCTGGCAAACTATTTATAACATCGTCGGGGATATCTCCATCAGTAAATCTGTCAAAAAATGTGCCTAAGTTGATAGTGTAGGCTGGCGCGCCCATGAAAATAGATAGTTGACCATCTTTCATCTTTACGGTGAGCGGATTAAAGAAATTATATCTCCAAGGAATCTCATTAGTCTTCATGTTCGGAACTTCGACTTTAATATCAGCCGCTAAAGATTTCATATATCTTTCAAGCTGTGGAGTCACTTTGGCATAGCTTCGATAAGGAATAACATTGCCAGTTTTATATAAATTATTTAGAAAGCGTTCCGATCTTTCTTTACCGCTCACATTTTTAAACCATTGCTGATAAAACTTTTCAACACTTTTATTCTGGTGAACTATCTGAATTCCTTGGCTACCGAAGTCGCCCATAAGATCAATAATGTTTCTAATAATACCAACTTTTTCATAAGCGTCCATGCACATCTTAATTGCGCGGCGCTGTTGAGATGGTACAGCTTCGTTTGGCCTAAACGCATAATAGTCGCGCTGAGTGAATTCTGGCCTAACAGATCGGTTTGGTTCTAAGTCAATAAAATTACGATATGCGGCACCTTGACTTTTGGTAACTCCACTATAAGAATCAACATTATCAGAAAATTGCTGAATAGCTTGAGCCTTACTAGCAGGATTATCATCAGACCAAGTTATCATGTCATTATTGCTCATTTTTGCCTCAATTGGATTGTAATTGGATTGACTATAATCTAATACACATCTTTCATGTTCTCAGTGAACCAGTTGGGTCCAACATACATCTTTTCGTCTGGATTTTTAGGAGAATGACCGCCGTTCGCAAATCCACCATAGAAATTATAAGCTTCTTGTGTTGGTGTTCGTTGTAATGTTCTAGCAGCCATGTTGGCCATTAACAGCGCAGAATATCTATCTTTTCTCATCTTACTCTTTTTGCCAGTTCCAACGATCACTTCTGGAGTATCCCACCTATCTCTACTACTATTAGTCTGTGTCATTTGAATCATAGATAGTTCATCTTTTAATTCTTCGATATCCATAACGCACTCTTCTAAAGTGTCGAACATTCTGTGTTTAACACTGTCTTCAATATTTGACACACTCAAACTAATAGGGTCAAACTGTGGGAACAACAGAACTTTATCTTCAAAGTCTTTTCTAAGACCGTGATTAGCTTCTGATAACCATTCGTATCTTGCGAATTGGCAAGGCTCTATAATGTGTAGTCCTCTCTCGCCATCTGTGTCTTTGGGTTTTTCGTCATCTATCGTTGGCCATAATGGTAATTCCCCTTCTTTTAGCTTATCAATATCGTGTAACGACTCAATAACAGCAACGCCGCCGCCTTGAGCGTCGATAGAAATATGAATACATGGGAATAGTGCCATTAAATCTCTTATTTTTCTAGCGCAGTATGAATAGAAGTCTGTTTCGCTAGCATATCCCTTTTTTACCTTTTCTTTGTGTTCAGATCGCGTAGTTGTCCAGCAATATACTATTCTTCTATGGTCTGGATTAGCTTCTAAAACCACAATGCTAAAATTATCTACTTCTGACGCTGGATCGACTCCAAAAATATATCTCTTATTTGTATCCCCAATCAAAGCGGCATTAAATTCTAATATATTATTGCTACTATCTTTTATTGGCGTGTCAGGATTTCCAACCACACACGACTCTATTAATGATCTCTTGAAGAATCCTTGACTATCTCTAGTAAAGCAAGCCCCGTATTCCATTTGATAAATACCAGCGTGAACAGTGGCCTTGGATCGCGCAACTTGATCAGCATCCATAAAGCCGGGAGGTAAAAGCTCGTAAGGCATACGAATAATTGAATACTGGGTCCAATCAAAGTTGTCTGGTGCTTCTTCTCCGTTGAAAATTTCTTTTAATAATGTTCTATTTCCATGACTCTTAATAATAGCTTTCCATTTTTTCCAGTAGGTAGCAAAATGATTAAAGTCATAATAAGCGGTTCCAGATAAGATAATCTGGTTATCTTTAGCTTCTGGATTGTCTTCTTCTAGTTCTAATTCAATACCAAGTTCAGCTGCTTTCTTTTTAGCTGATAATCTCTTGACATTTTCTACAGGATTAGCACTAACAGCCGCGAAGCCAGCAACAACGTTTTCAAAAATATCTCTAGGAATAGAAGCAAATTCGTCCGCTATAATATCATTTGCTCTTTGACCTCTAATCTTTTGTCCATCGCCAAGAGGCAAGCATGTAATAACGCTTTCATTAATTCTCATGGTGCATCTATCAACATCTCTAGTCGGACCACTATTGCTGTCGCATATATCTCTTAGCATTGGAGAATTGCGCCATATTGTTTCCATATATTCAAATACCACCTTGGACTGTCTAAAAGCAGCACCAACAATAACAATCTTGCGCTTTGGAAGTATAAGGGCGCGAAGCATAGAATATATAGCTAATTTAAAAGACTTACCAAAACCTCGGCTAGCAATAAGCATTGGGAACTTGCGATTCCATAACTCATTGATAATCAAAGCCTGAGATGGCAAAAGTTGAGTATTTAATAAATGATTGGCTGTAAAAGATAAATACTCTGGTCTACTCATTAACCAAGTAAGTTTAAGATGAAAGTCATCATCGCTTGGTCTAAGTATAGACATAGGATTAAACACATCTGAATCTAGAGTGTCTAACCCAAGCCAAGCTTCGTTAATCTTTTTTAGTTCTTTCATTCCGTGAAATGCCAGTTATTTAATATAGCATCAGCAAAGCCATAATATATAGCCTCTTCTGCATTTAAATACCAATCTCCAGATTTTAACTTTCTAATAAGATATTGTTTAACTTGTTTTTCGCTTGGCTTCTTTCCAAATTTCTCTGTGAAAAACTTGCCATCTACACAGCGGCTAGCATATACATTAAACATAATGTCAGCTATTCTTCGTTCATAGTCAGCTTGATTCATTGCACTAAGATAATCTGTATTTACATCTGTTGATCCATAGTGGGCCATAAAATGAGCGTTGGGTGTCATATATCTATAATCTGCCGCTTGCATAAAAATACTACTCATGGATTCAGCCTGTCCATAAACTATGATAGTAACATATGATCTACACAATTTAATAGCATCATAAATAGCCATACCATCGGCCCATTCTCCACCTATACTGTTACAATGTATGGTAATATTAGAATTAGCTCTCATGTCTAATGCTCTTAGATTCTTAACAAATGTATTAGACATTCTATACTCCACGCCGGGATTTTGATTATCTTCTGCGTGATAGTGGTTATGCAAGAATATCTCTCTTGTGTTAATATTTGCGCCGTACTCATGAAAATCTTTAAGTAGTTCTGGTTCAGCCATCACAGCTTCCTCCCTATGGTATACATTTCATTGACTCGCTTTAGTATGCTACTAACCGCCAAAAAGGCATTATATTTATTTCCACAAAAAAGAACATGTACATTGTTATATAACTGAAATTCAAACAAACATTTAAGCATATACTTACCAGTTATCTTTACAGTTGCCTTGTTTTTAATAGGAATTCTAGTTTCATCTGGAAATTTGATCAAATCCTCTAGTGAAAATTCTAATACCAAAAACTTGTGTGGAAACGGAGCCATTCTTTCTATCTCGTCTAAGAATGTGTGTTTTTTCTGTCCTAGATTAATGGCTAATTCTTCTACACATCCTTTGCGTTCTATGCAGATTTTATCTTCCATTCCCTGTATAGTATAATCTCCGGTATCTAGCTTTTGCTCGACCATTCCAGCGCAAGTGTTATATTCCTTAAAGAAATATCCCTCTTGTTCTCTGGTGTCTTTTATTACCGTGAATGGTGGTGCGACTTTATAAGCCATTGATTAATTCCATAAATAATGATTCATAATGGTGTTCTTTTCCGCTAATGGATTTATGACATGTGCTACATAGTGTTATGCCGTTTGATATTTCGTATCTTAAAGCTGAAGCTGAAGACCATTTTCTAATATGATGAACTTGCAACTTAGCCTTGGATTTACATCCCGGCATTTTACATGTCTTTTTATCCCTTTTGAGTATTTTTCTTCTCCAATCAGCATATGCTGGATCGTCATAGTTACGTTTCATATTATCCTAGCTCATAAATCTTATCTATCCTACAAATTCTTTTTATTCTTCTGCATAATATTCTGGTATTTATAGTAGAATCTTGGTCGATAATAATCTTAATTAATTGATCTAATACTGAACAGCAGGCGTCATCTGGATCGGTAGCTGAAATAAATATAGTTGGAAAAGGACTATTATAAGACCTTAAACGAAGGTGCTTAACGTAACCAAAAATACTAGATATGTCCAGCATTATTCTGTAGTTTTTCATTAACTCTACTATCTATCATTAGAGAAATTAATCTATTTAGATCACATTTTGGAACCCAGCCTAATTTAGCTTGAGCCTTGGTGGCATCGCCTCTTAAATAATCTACTTCTGCTGGCCTATAGAACTCTGGATCAATATATACAAAATGCTCCCAATGTCCCATTTCCATATAATTGAAAGAATTATCTAAGAACTCTCTAATAGTGTGTGTTTTGCCGGTACAGATAACGTAATCGTCTGGCTTATCTTGCTGTAGCATTAACCACATTGCTTCAACATAATCGCCAGCATATCCCCAATCTCTATACGCATCTAAATTTCCCAATCTAAGTTTTGGAAATGTTTTATCATTTAGGCCGTAGATAGTAGTATCTGAATAACATAAATAGTCTGTTTTTAGGTTATTATTTTCTAGCCATAGGGAAAAATCCACGATCCAATTAGTTATCTTTTTAGTAACAAAGTCATCACCTCGCCTTGGACCCTCATGGTTAAATAATATTCCGGCACTAGCATGTAACCCGTAGGCTTGTCTAAATAGTCTCACGGCATAATGGGCGGCACATTTAGAAATGGCATATGGTGATTGTGGTAAAAATTTGGTATTTTCATCTTGATATTTAATGCCATCCCTGCTAGTAGAATATGAGCTACCAAACATCTCGCTAGAAGAAGCTTGATAAAATTTAACATGACCCATATCTAAATCTACTATACTCTGTAGAATATTCATGCATCCTTTTCCGGTAATATCCCAAGTAAGGGCAGGCTGTTTAAATGATGTGCCTACGTGCGATTGAGCCGCTAGATTATAGATTTCATCTACGTTTTCGTTATTTTTAAGTATATTGATGACACTATAGGCATCGGTGATATCGCCCTCAACAAGTCGAAACTTATCGGAAGTTAATAAATGTTTTATTCTTTGGGTATTGTCGGTACTGCTTCGTCGCGCAACCCCAACAACTTCGTAACCCTTATCTAATAGAAGGTCCGCTAAGTGACTACCATCTTGTCCGGTAATGCCGAATATTATAGCCTTCATTTGCTCTCCTTTTTGACTATCCAACAATTGCCCATAACATGAATATTATTTTTTCCAAACGCCTCGTTGACCGCCTGCATTAATCCAGAGTGGTAACTATCATAGTCATGTCCAGCAATATATCCACCATCTTTTACTTTTGGTGTCCAGTGGGCTATATCTTTTTTGACGGCTTCGTAGTTATGTTCCATGTCTATAAAAACAACATCACATGATAAATCAGCAAAATGTTCTGATGCTTCTTTTGATAGATTTCTGATAGGAGTAAACTTCCTGTCTCCCATATTGCTCATAAATATCTCATAAATATCTGCTTGGGTTGCTAGAACCATAGAAGTCTCTAGCTCATCTGCCGAACCTTTCCAGCTATCAACAACGTAAACGTTGATATTCTTTTTGATAGCTTCGTCGCAAAGATATGCGCTACTTTGCCCCAGCCAAGCTCCACATTCTACAAATGTGCCACTATCTGGAACTTTTGATAACAAAAAATTAAATGTTTCTTGATAATTAAACCAGCCCGATATTTCTTGCCACTTTTTCATAGTTATATCCTTATTTCATGTGTATTGAAAATTTCATTGATATAGTTTAATAATAATGGCTCTTTGACATAATGATGTGTGATGCAGTCCATAACTTCTGCGACTACAGACTCACGATTGTTATTAAGAGCATCTATTAAGTCTTGAGGATTTTGTGTTTTAAATTTATCATATTTATGAAATGGATACCAAGCGTTGAGCTTAATCCAGTAGTTTACATCGCCAATATCAACGTTCTGTTCTATTTGTACCCCATTCTCATCCAGCCACTGACCAACGCTATAATCTTCTAAACCATGACCTTTAGCTGTCATATTCGATAGTCTAGATATTAATCTTGTTGTTAAGAAATATCCACCGCCACCAGATGGAAAGTTGAGTGACGGACCAAGCGGCGACCCGGAAATGCTAAGTCCATAAAACTTGTCTTTGTCTAGAAACGGCATTATTTTGTAAAAAGCCTGTACATTTAAAATAGCATCATCGTCAATAAAAAATAACCAATCGTATTTTGAGAACTCGTCTAAGTTTTGTTTAATATAGTTCATCATAAAAACGGTTTTGTCTTCATTGCTATGATAATCGTCTCGTTCTGAGCCAGATATTTCATTAAATAAACCAGTTAGCTTGTCCGTTAAGCAAATATAGTCCTGTCCACCTAGCCAAGTATCTAGACAGTTTTTAACTCTCTCTTTGTGTTTGTGGCTAGTTTTTAAAATAATCTTAAACTTCATGTTAGTCTTTAACGGTATCTGGGGTTAAGAATGGTTGATCAACTCCACCGTCCTCATACTTATGATAAGCTGATAATCTTTCGCTTTCTTTCACCATAGCAAGTCTCATCTTTTCCATTTCAATACCGTATCGCTTTAGCGTTTCTGGGTCTTGCATTAACATAGCAACCCAAGCCACAAAGCTCTGCTTACTATCTTCTAGTCGCTTAATACGCTGCTCTCTGGTTCCCTTCATCTCCCTTAACATACTTGCCTTTTTACTTTGAAGCTCACGATAGTCCCTATTCAAACTTTCTTGGCTGGCCCGTAGCGCTGCTGACTGACGCTCCAAGTTCATAATATAGTCTTGGTCGCGCTGATCCTTATCTAAGGCCCGTTCGTCTTTTATAAGTTTATCAATAATGTTCATCTCGTTAATATTATCCTTATTGCTCTTTAAGCATCTATTCATCAATATTTCCAACTTGATAACATCCACGACTTGAAGTTCTTCTGTGGGAAAAACGTCATCTTTGAACTGTGCGATAATTCTGGTCCAGTGATATTTAAAGAGTTCCAACTCCTCGTTGGTAAATTGAGATTCTAGCTCTATCCAATAGGGGCGATCTTCTAATTCAAAGGCCACCTCTTCTTCTAAAGATAGTCCCTTTTTAAGTTTCCTCTTAACAAAAGAGTCTATACTTTCAGCATCACGGTCTAGCTTTTTAGCTATATCCTCAATCGTCATGTGGTCTAAGCTGGCCGATATGAATCGGATTTCTTCTTTAGATAGTCTACCCTTCTTCATAGCCTTCCCTTTCTACCAACTCTTTTATGATTTCTAATACTTCTTCTCGTCGCTTTTTAGGAACATAAACGTCATTAATAATCTTTAGGTAGTCAGCACGGTGTTCTGGGGCTAGCTGGGTATCAATTATATATTGTATAGATTGGGCGTCTATGTGATCGTCCGTATTATGATAAGAAGTTGGAATAAAATCTTCGTTAGACAAACTCTTGGGCTTCATTATCTTCTTTTTGTCTTCTTCGTCTTTTGTATAAAAGTTGTCTCTTATGAAATTTTTGAGTCGATTGCTTAAATGTACCGCTAGGAAATTTTCAAGGGGCCGCTTTTGATCGTATCTATCTAGCGCGTCCATGCAGATAATAAAAGCCTCTTGTTTTATATCATCAACCTCATAGCCGTGGAAAGTGTATTTGGACGATATTCTATCAACAACAATTTGAATTTGATCAATAACTTGTTGTTCTGTCATGTTCTTGGGTATTTTCATGTCGATAGATTATCCTTAGAGAAAGATAATGATCGCCAAGAAGTTCCGTCGTAATATTT